AAGATTGCTAAAGTGCGGAAGCTCGACATTGTGCGCGCATTGTTCTTGAACAACGCTCGTGTAGCAGGTAACTCTACTACTGCTCGTGAGTTGGGTGGCGCAGGCGCTTGGGTTGCAACTAACTTTGCTGGTGGCTCAGGCGCATCAGCTGGTGGTTCAGGCTCAACTGCTTACACTGCTGGTACTGCTCGTGCAATGACTCAGACCATTTTTGATGGTGTGATGCAGGACATCTGGTCTGCTGGCGGCAACCCTAACTCTGTTTATTTGTCACCTGCACAAATGACAGTAGCTTTGGGCTTCACTGGTAACAACAACCAGCGTTCTACTATCGGTGCTGCCTATGGTAAGGTTGCCAACCTGATCGAAGTCTACATGACTCCTTGGGGTTCAGTAGAGTTTATGCCTTCTCGTGAAGTAGCTAACGCCGACGTATTCATCATGCAAGATGATATGTGGAGTGTTGCAGAGCTGCGTCCGATGAAGAACATTGCTCTGGCTAAAACCGGTGATAACACCACTCGTCAAATCACTACTGAATTGACTTTGGTGTGTAAGAATGAGAACGCCAATGGCCTGATCGCTGACTGTTCTTAATCTCTATCTAGGGTAAAATAGAGGGGGCGGGATAAAACCTGCTCCCTTTTTTTTAGGAGATTGTGATGGCGAAGATAAGCGAGAGAATGTTTTTTGATAAATCAGGTGAAAATCTGATTATCGAAAAAAAGTACGATCAAACTGACGGACTACATCGCGCTCAAGTGTTGAGAGCAACTTTGGGCGAAGAACAGCGTGGCGCTGATAAAAAGTGTGTCGGTGTTATACCTATGGACATATTGGCGGCATGGCTGAAAGAGGCCGGTGTTGCTTGGGATGACGCTGCTAGAGCAGATGTCATTAAACGCAAACTACTCTCTGGCGAATTTGACAAGTTTAGGGTATGGAAAGGAATATACTGATGGATATGATGCTGTGGAACCTAATTTTATCCATGCTGGTGTTGATGCTTGGATATTTCCTTCGAGAGAAGGCAGAGGATTTACGGCGCATGAACATTCTCTTAAACCGCACTAGGGAGGAGATTGCCAAAGAGTATGTGACAAAAACAGAAGCTCACCATGACCTTACGAGAATCTTGGACAGGCTAGAGGCGCTAGACGAAAAGCTCGAAAGGTTGATACGCTCGTGAAATTTCTGCTCTGCTACGGTTCGGAGGCACAATGTTAGACATGATTAAGAAAGTAGTAGGAGTTGTTGCTCCTACGCTTGGAACGGCTCTTGGTGGCCCTTTGGGGGGTGCCGCTGCGTCAATGATTGCTGATGCACTTGGATGTGATAATGATGAGAAATCAATCAACAAGGCGCTGCAAGCTGCAACCCCAGATCAACTGGTAATGATTAAAGAAGCTGATCGCGAATTTGATGCCAAGATGAAAGAGCTTGATGTTGACTTATTTGCTCTGGAGACCAAAGACAAGCAGGACGCTAGAGCGCATTTCAGTAAAGACTGGACAGCAAAGCTGATCGGTGTGGTCATGGTTATCTTCTTCTGCGCGTACATCGCCATGATTACCATCATGCCACCCGAGCAAAACAGCATGGAGCTAATCAATCTAGTGCTTGGGTATATGGGCGGTCTAGTTAGTGCCGTTATCTCCTTCTACTTTGGTGCATCACAAAAACAGGAGTGATTGTGAGTTACGAAAAACTAACAGAACAGCTTATACGTCACGAAGGGTTGATGCTGAAGCCGTACAAGTGTACCGCCGGAAAGCTGACTATTGGTGTTGGTCGCAATTTGGATGACGTAGGGATAAGCAAGGATGAGGCGCTTTACCTGCTCTCTCAGGACATTATCACTGCTAGAAATGAGCTGGTTCGCGTTTTCCCTTGGACTCTAGAGCTTGACGAGGTGCGCTTTCAGACACTGGCGAACATGGTGTTCAATCTTGGTATCTCTCGGCTGTCTCAATTCACCAAAACTATGAGCCTTATTCATGCTGGTGACTATGATGTGGCAGCCACTGAGATGCTGGATAGTCGATGGGCCAAGCAAGTTGGAAATCGAGCGATTGAGTTATCTGAGCAGATGAGGACGGGAAGCTATGCCAGTTAGGAAAGTCAAGGGTGGCTACAAATGGGGTTCCAAAGGAAAGGCGTATAAGACCAGGGCCGGAGCAACCAAGCAAGCAAAAGCAGCCTACGCATCGGGCTACAAAAAGAAAGGTAAGAAATAATGGCTAAGAAAGACCCGCGATTGGCAAGAGCTGGTGTCTCTGGTTATAACAAGCCAAAGCGAACGCTTGGTCACGCCACTAAGTCTCATGTGGTAGTTGCCAAGTCTGGCGATCAGATCAAAACCATTCGCTTTGGTCAACAGGGTGTGAGTGGTGCAGGCAAGAATCCTAAGTCTGAATCTGAGAAGGCTCGCCAGAAATCATTTAAGGCCCGCCATGCCAACAACATCAGCAAGGGCAAGATGTCTGCTGCTTACTGGGCTGACAAGGTTAAATGGTAATAACAAAATGTTGACAATGTAATATAGTCATGCCATAGTCTGCTCTCAATACGAGAGGAGAGTGTTATGGCTACATTACAACAACGAGTTTGGCAAGACTTATCTAAGATTGATTGCTCAGATTTTACTGAGCAAAAAATGGGCTTGACGTATCTGTCATGGGCACACGCCTACGGCATCCTGATGGATCGCTGGCCTAACAATACTTATTACTTCCGCGAAGAACAGTTTCCAGACAACACCATGATGGTGTACTGCTCGCTGATTATTGTTGATGGCGAAGAATCTGCTCTGCGTGAGATGTGGCTTCCTGTCATGGATCATCGCAACAAGCCTGTCGAGAATCCAAACGCCTTCCAAATCAATACAGCCCGCATGCGCTGTTTCACGAAGTGCCTGTCTATGCATGGTTTAGGGTCTTACATCTACAAAGGTGAGGATTTGCCGAAAGATGATTTAGTCACTGATCCACAGGCTGAATCTATCGAGGAATTGTTGGAGAAATCTAAGGCAAATAAAGACAAATTCTTGAAGGCGTATCAGATTAACTCTATTGAGGAGTTGACACAGAAACAATACGTTCTTGCCTGCAAGCAACTGGATCGAAAGATTGAGATGATGGATGAGGAGGCAGAAGATGCCTGATCTGCAACGCACCGATAAGTGGTTTGCAGACAGAATGGGAAGGGTAACGGCGAGTCAATTCTCTCGCCTTATAACCCCCACAGGCAAGCCAAGCACAAGTGCCGAAGGCTATATCAACGAGATTCTCGCACAAATTCTTACCAAGAAGATGCCGGAATCATTCACCAACGCTCACATTGAAAGAGGCATTGAGTTAGAGCCACACGCGCTTGCATGGTTTGAGTTTGAGACCGACCTAGAAGTCACTGAGTCTGGTTTTATCAAGCATCCTGACCTAGAGGCTGGTTGCTCGCCTGATGGGCTGATAGGCGATACAGGAGGGCTTGAGATCAAGTGTCCTGCGCCTCATACGCATATCCAGTATCTGAAGGACGGCGTATTACCGGCGAAGTATAAGGCTCAAGTACAAGGTTCTATGTGGGTGACAGGGCGAGACCATTGGTGGTTCTTATCCTATCAGCCAGATATGAAAAACCTACTTATCAAAGTAGCGAAAGACGACGAGTACATTGATCTGCTCAGTGAAGAAGTAGAGAAGGCGTGTACAAAAATTACTCAAGACATTGAAATGATAAAGGAGAAATACTATGCCGTATGAATCAAAAGATGAAGGCGCACTTTTTAAGAATGACCGCAAGCAGTCTGACAAACACCCTGATTACACTGGATCGTGGGTTGACTCTACTGGAAAAGAGTTTTATTTGTCCGCATGGGTCAACGAATCTGGTTCTGGCAAGAAGTACATGAAGTTGAAACTCGGCTCACCAAAAGATGAAAAACCGGCAGCACAGGCCACACCTTTTGCTAATGCATCCGACGATTTAGAAGATTTGCCATTTTAAGGAGTGAGCATGAAGATTATTGAGCTAATTCAGCAGAGAGAGGAGCCAGTCGATCACGGGTATGTGGTCGCACTGGCGCTGGAGATTTATGACCAGCCTCCATCTAAGCTGGCTTCACACTTGGGTATTAAGCAACAGCAGATTAGTGCAATTCTCAAAACCAAACGGATCAGTGAGGAACGTATGCAGGAGATTGCTGCATTTTTCAAAATGACCCTTGTAGAGATGTTGGATATTGCACACTGCCCACTGACAACACTTCTTACAGTACAACTCAAGGAGGTAGAGAATTACTTGAGGGGCAATGATTCCAAAAACGGGAGATACTTTGCCATGCTGCAAAAGCCGATTACTGACATCAAGAACATAGTTTATATGCTGGAAACTCAGGGATGAGTAATCAGTACATTCTCAGCAGCCACCAGTATCTCCCGTCTGTGATGGCGGAAATTGGGGAGATGGTAGAGAAGCATGGATTTGTTAAGCTGGTGGTGAGCGCAGGAAGCAATCGGTCTATCTCTCAAAGCAATCTGTTCTGGATGTGGATGACAGAAATGGCAGAGCATTTTGCGTCTAAAGGTGTAGAAAACTCTACCAAGGATCAGATGCACGATCTAATGTGTCACAAATTCTTAGGCACTATCACGGTGACTGTTGGCAAGACTCAGATCACTAGGCTAAAAAGTCTCAGGGATTTAGACAAAGGCGATATGCTTTATTTTATGCGGCAAATGGATGAGTGGTCGGCAGATCACGGATTGCTGCTTACACATCCAGAGGATAGTGAATATCAACGACTGATAGAGGAGCAGAACCAGTGAAAAACTCATCGCATGATAATATGTACATCGAGTCAACTATCGGGAAAATATGCCAATGGCATCACAACAGGAACCTAGTGCATGGAAGCACAGACTCACAGCAGTTTATCAAATTGATTGAGGAGGTGGGCGAGCTTGCAGAATCAATCGCCAAAGGCAAGCCGATTAAAGACGATGTTGGGGATATTGTGGTGGTGCTTATCAACTTGTGTGAGAGACATAATATCTCGCTGAAATCGTGTTTAGAGCAGGCGTATGGTGACATCAAATACCGCACTGGCAGGATGGTGGACGGTATCTTCATAAAAGACCCTGATGAAGATGAAGGCAAAAACAAGAAAGTGTAAGCAGTGCAAAAAGAAAGTACCGGCAGAGTCAATTTATCAAAAGGGTCTGCTGGCTTTCTGCTGCGTAGAGCATCTAATCGCATACAGTAAAAGCCAGCCAGGAAAAACCGCTGTCAGGAAGGCGCATCGAGACATGAAGGATCATGTCAAGCCTATGTCGCAGCTAAAGAAAGAAGCGCAAACCGCTGTTAATGCATGGATACGGTACAGGGATAAAGACTTACCATGTATTTCTTGTGGAACCTTTGGCTCTGGCAACAAGTATGGTGGCGCATGGGATGCAGGTCATTATAAGTCGGTGGGAGCGCACGCTGACCGATATAACGTCCTGAATATCCACAAGCAATGCAAAGCCTGTAACTCATGGCGATCAGGTAATGTAGTTGAGTATCGCAAGGGGCTTATTGATAAGATCGGCCTAGACGCTGTTGAACGGCTAGAAAAGCATCACCCTCCTGCAAAGTACACATCTGATTACCTGATAAGAATTAAACGCATATTCCAAAAACGCCTAAGAATCCGCAAAAAGATAACAAAATAATCCTTGGTAACACGCAACTCTTGCGCTATTCTACTTATAAGGATTGAGGGATAAGCCCTAATCGAGATAGCAAAGAGAGAGAGACCATGAAAACTCAAGAAAAAATGTACATGAACATCGAGACTGGCTCAGTAGATACCCACGAAGGCTGGGACTACGAAAACGAAAGCGGCGATACTGTAAACGCGGCTTACCTTGGCGAAGTGGTCGAGGTAGAAGACAACTGGGCGTGGTTAGAATTATGACACCATCAGATATATGCAAAGCATCTGGGCTGAAAAGCCTATCCGAATTATCCGAGATCACTGGCCGAAGCCGTCGGACATTACAGCATTGGGCAAAAGAGCAGCCCGCGTTTTTTGCAGTCGTCGTCAGTGGCGCAGTCAAGTTTAAAGGAGAGAAAGAAATGCAAAAGTATCATGCACAACTACACCCCAAAACATTTGAGCAAGCATGTGACGACGACATCACACTAGGTGAGGCACTTGGCCCAGACGGGTGCGACGACTTTAACCTTGCCGCCGACTTCCTGATTCAGTACAAAGAGGCGATTGAAGAGGGCGATGAAGATATGGCCGAGTATATGTGCCTGCGACTAGGACGGCTGCTTCTCCCTGCTGGGATGAAGTATATCAATGGGATAGTGGGGGCAGACGAATGAACATCTTTACTGTGATAGCGATATTCACCGCGCTCATTATTTGTCTCGGCATCGTCGGAGAGATGGACGCTGAGAGCCATGCCGTGAGCGAGCGTCACTATATCCAGATGGTTTGCGAAGGAAGCTGGCCTGATTACAGAAACGAAAAACCGGAGTGT